CCGGCCCCCGCCCGGGGGGGGGTGCCGGGGGGGCGCGCGCCGGGCGGGGCGGGGGCCTCGGCGGGCTTGGCCTGCTCGGCGGCCCACGCCTTGACCTGCTCGGCCCACGCGGCCGGGTCATCGCCGGGGCCTGCAAGGATGTCGACGGGGACGCCGGTTGCTGCGGCGACCTCGGCGCGCTCCTTCTCGGCCCGCATCGCAGCCAGGTCAGCCTGGAGTGCGGCTAGGGTCTCGGCCTGCTTCTGAGCCTCGGTCTTGCCGGCGTCCTCAGCGGCCTTGATCTGGGCAGCGAGGTCGTTGGCGCGCTTCTCGGCCTCTCGGCGGGCTGCGCGCTCGGCGGCCAGGGCCTTCTTGCCGGCGTCTCCGAGAGTGTCGGCGGCGTCGCCCGTCGCGGGCTCGCCCCCCGTGGTCTCGGTGGGCTCGGTCGGCTCCGTGGCCTCGGCGGCCTTGGCGGTCTTGTCCATTGGGTTCTCCCTCGGTGATTGGTGCCATCGCGGCACGACAAAGCCCCCACCATCGCGGCAGGGGCTCATAGGTAGGTTGGGTCACTCGGCGGGGGAAACCCCGTCAGTGAAAGACTCGGGGGCGATGCGGCGCATCTCGGCGGCGATCGCCTTGTCGTCGACGGTGGCACCGGACGCCTTCACGGCAGCCCTGGCCTCGTCGTAGGCGGCGCGCAGGCCCTTCGGGTCATAGCCGCGGATGCGGTGCGACTGGCCCTTCCATAGGGGCGTCGGGACGCACGAGCAGTGATCGTGGTAAGCGTGCCCCTGCCCGGCCGTCGCAGCACTGGCGTAGACAAAGCCCCTGGATGCGAGCATCGAGCACCAGGCGCAGCAGCCGCCGGGGCCGGGCACGCGCGCCCACCTCGGCTTAGCGGGGTCGACGGCGACGTTTCGGTGCACCGTGTCCTTCCCCTGCTGCCCGATGAAGCGGGCCAGGGTGTTCCCCAGGGTGGCCTGCACGCCGGGCGGGTCCGCGCCCCACAGGCCGCCGACCGCCCAGCGGGTCGCCTGCACCACCTGCACCTCGGACGGCCCGTCAGCCAGGATGGCCGAGTAGGGGCCGCCGACGGCGTCAGCCCGCAGCCGCTCATACCACTCCGCAGCACTGGACGCGGCCAGATCCCCATACTGGGCAGCGATGGCCGGCATCACCACCAGGAGGGCGTCACGCGCCCTCTCGGGGCTAGACAGGTCCAGTCGCCCAAACGCGGCCGCCAGGGCGGCCAGCGCCATTCGCGTGGCCTCATCCAGGCCCCGGGACAGCCGCTCCAGGTCAGCCCGCGTCGTCACCAGCGGTCACCCCATCCGGGGCCTCAGCGGGCTCCTGCGGCGCAGGTGCGGCCGGGGTGGGTGTGGACGCCAGCAGGCGATCCAGCACCCCGCCAGCCTGCGCCCGCCTGATCTGCGACCGAATCCTGACGATCTGCTCAGCCGAGTAGCCCAGTTCCTCCAGGGCCACGTCAGTCTGAGCAAGCTCCGGGATCGCGCTGATCTGCTTAACCACCGCGTCGCTCTGGCTGACGACGGACGGCATCGCAGGATTGCGCCAGCGGGTCGCGAGATTCCGCACCTCATCGTCCATCTCGGTGACGGGGATGCCGTCGCGGAGGCAGATGGCGTCCTGCACGATCCGGTTCAGGCCGTAGCCGATCGACCGGGTGGTGTTCTGCGCCTCGATGACAAGGTCCTCCTTAGCGGCGTAGATCGCCTCAGCCGAGGACGGGTTGTCCTGGACGATCCCGAGCGCGGAGATCGGCAGCGACGCCGCCGAAGCAAACTCAGCCGCCAACGCGCGCTTCATCGCCAAGAACGGCTCCATGCTCTGCTGCGGGATCACCTGGAGGTCGGGCTTGTCCCCGTCCTCGTCCTTCGGCAGCGACTTGAGGCGCCCCATGTACCAGGACCAGAGCGGAACCTTGTCGCCCTGGGCGTTCTGGAACATGGTCTCGTCAGCGCCCAGCAGCAGCAGCGCCGGGGCCGCGTACAGGTCGCTACTGACCTCGGTGCGGAAGCCCGCGCGGACGACGCGGTCCGTGATGGACATGACCTCGCGGCTGATACGCGATCGCCCAAACGGCCTGCCGAGCGCGGGCCGGTACGGAAGTGGCTCCATCGGAACCCGCCCCAGGGAGTGATCCATGCGGGCGACAGCCACCCACCCCCGGTCCCCCAGGGCCAGGCGAGTCACATGCTCAGACGTCAGCAGCAGCATCGACGTCGGCTTCCCGTTATCGTCAGCGGAGTCCACCAGCAGGCCAGCCTCCAGGCCCCTACGGCGCACGTCCCACAGGCCAGTGGCCCACAGGGCGTCAGCGCCCGTCACAACCACGTCAGGGTCACCCGCAGCCGGGTCCCCCGGCAGAGCCACCACGAACGAGCAGCAGTAGGTCAGGGTCGCGTCCACAAGCTCCGGCACCAGCAGGTCGAAGCGATTCGCGTGCAGGAGGCTCATGGCCCCCAGGGGATCCTCCTCGCCCGACGGCGACGTGACCCCATCCCACATGCAGCGCGACGCCAGCGACGTGACGGCCTTGTCGGGCCAGCCACAGACGATGTCGAGTTGGTCCCGCATGTAGGGGGGTACAGAGGCGCCCAGGAACGCGACGTTCACCTGCATGTCCCGGTACTGGCGACGGAGAGCATTCCGCGAGCGCTTAGCCTGCCACTGCTTGATGAGCCGCACCATGAGGGCGGCATCATCCTCGGCGAGCCCACGGACGTCGGTCGGCACCGGGGAGTAGTAGGCCATCAGGTCCATCACATCACCACCCCTACGCGGGCGCCGGAGAGTTCTCGCGGCCGTCTCTTGGTTGTCTTCGTGGCCCAATGGGCCATAGTCACTGCGTCCATGCCCGCCGACGTCATCCCCTCCGGGGCAGTCCAGCCAAAACCACCGCTAGCGCCGATCTTCCGGCGGGAGATGACGGCAGCCTCGGCTTCTAGCTCGGCGTCGTCCGGGTGGGACAGGGACCGGTCTCGGATCGCGGCGTCCATCATGGCGTGCGCGGCGATGACCTGATCCGTCGTCGGCGTCCAGATGACCTTCGGGCTGAAGCCGGCCTGCCGGAGCCGGTCAACCAGGTCGCCGGCACCGGACTTGCCGTCGACGACGATCTGCGCCCACCGGTCCCGGTGCTCCAGCAGGTAGTCGATGATCCAGTGGACGCCCTCACCCATGTTGCGGACCCCCTGGGAGGTGCACAGTTGGCCGTAGACCGCCTCGGACTTGCGCTCGGGCTTGCGGCCAGCGCGAGCCAGGGCCACCGTGGAGCCGTCCACCGAGAACCTTACGGCCGCGCACCAGCGCAACCCGCTCGGCGGCTCATCCACCGTCAACGCGTTCCACACCTCACGGCCAATCGCCTGAGACGCGACCTCCGGGTCCCAGATACCCATACCCTCACGCCTGAACGACTCGGGGCCCAGTTGCCGCTTCATCCTCAGGATCGCCGACTCCGGCGTCCTGTGCGGGAACGACGGGTTGCCCTTCTTCCACTGGCGGCGGTCTTCCGGGTCGGCGTCGTCATCCGCGCCGACCTCGACGTACAGGCCGTCGGCCAGTTCGCCGGCCAGCGCCGCCTTGCGGAAGCTGCTGAACGCCTCGCTCGGGTCCGTCGGCCTGGGGGGCGTGCCCAGGCGCAGGATGAGCGGGTTCGGGGCGGTGTTGACCGCGGGCACCATGTCATCCAGAGCGCGCTGGCCGAGAATCTGGGCCTCGTCGAAGGTGATGATGTCGACGCCGGCGAAGCCGCGACCGAAGCCACCTTCTCGGGCACCGAAGAGGATGCGGGAGCCGTTGGTGAACCTGATCTGCTGCTGGCCGTTCGCCTGCCTCGGCCTGCCGTCGATGTACGGGGCGATCTCCGGCTTCAGAGCGAGGCCCTGCATCGCCGCGAACGTCTCATCCGCCGTCCTCGTGCGGTGCGCCGTCCAGAGGACGAACAGGCCCTCCTGGAGGGTGCACAGGGCGAACACAATCGCCCCGAAGGTGTAGGTCTTCCCGACCTGCCTAGGCATTGATACCTGCACGCCGTCGATCCCCGCCGCGTAGAGCCCACTCTTCCGCTTCGCCAGGATCGCGCGCCCCAGCCCATCCTGCCAGCGGTCGAAAGTCAGGCCGAAGCGCTTGCACCGGTCCCTGACGGCCGGCCACCCCGTGGACGTGATGCCCTCGGGCAAGATCAAGTGCTTCGCGATGTCGGATAGGCGGGGCTCAGATGTCGCCGAGCCCATCCTCATCCTCCGTCGCCTCCGTCGCCGTCTGCCGCTCACGCTCCTCGCGAGCCAGGTCGATCTCCCGGATGGTCTTGTCCACCTCGAGCAGGCGACGGGACAGGGCGGCCAGGTCGCGGGCCGGGGTGCTCGGGTCATCGATGGACGCTGCGAGGCGCTTACGCATCGCAGCCATCACGTCCCTACTGTCCCCGTGTTCCGTCGCGTCCAGGACGCTCCCAGGGGCCTGAGGGGCCGTCTCGCCGTCCTTCACGGCGCGGAGTTTCCTCGCGGCACTCATAAGCACCCCCTTGGGAAAAAACAGTGGGGAGAGATGCCGCTATACCCACGGGGGGGCGATAATGGCCGGGCGGGGGGTATATCCCCCCTGTCCCGGCGTTTCTGCGGCTACTCTACCATGTTTCGTGGTCGGTTGTTGGTTTGATTCTGGCCGCTTGGTAATGTTTCCGTTTCGGCGGCTTTGCTTTTCTGCCGTTTCCTTTTTTCTGGTTGCATTTTCGGCAGATGATTTGAATATTGTCTAATGAGTCGTTTCCGCCTCGACTGTGAGGCACGATGTGGTCGGCCTCAGGGCTACTAGGCAGTAGGCCAGCGTCCCAGGTGAGGCGGACGTGGCAGAGTGGACAGTGCTCTAGTCCTGCGGCGCGCGCTGAGCGTTTGGCTGCTGCTGCGTTGTGGAGCCAGCGTGTGGTGCCGGTGCGTGAGGTGGTCACGTGTCCTCCTCGCGCGCGTGTGCGCACGCGGGCCGCGACGTGCTGCTGTGCACGTGCGGCCCGCGTCGCTTCTCCCCATTCCCTTCTCCCCAGAAGGGTGGCAACAGTGGAGCCCAGCAGACTGGTGGTCTGGCTGGGCTCTGACAGTTTGCCTATGGTCGTATGATGCGCGTTTCAGTCGCGGTGTGCAAGTGGTGATGGCGAGTGGCGTGTCACGGTTGGGTATCGATGGGTGGGGTGGTCTTCGATGGGGGTGTCCCCTGTCTGTTGGCCACCCCCCCATCTCTGGCGCCCCCTCCCCCGTCTATCGACACCCCCGCCCCTTGTTTGATGGGGGTGCCCCCTGTTTCGAGAGGGGTGGGTGTCTGCGCCGGGAGCCCCCTTGCTTGTAGCCCCACCCCCTCATTGTGGCCTACCCCACTGTTTACACTCACCCCCTGGGCTTGCATCCTATTGGTATGCGAGCATACACTAGAGCCATCGGAACGGACGGAAAGGAACCGGTCATGGAAATCACCATCAGCCACTACAGCGAGGACAACCTCACCGGCACCCGGTACTCCATGATCGACGACGGCGAGGAGGTCGGCTACCTCATCGCCCACACCACTGGCCTCATCCTCAACGTCGAGGTCGACGAGGACCGCCAGGGCGAGGGCATCGCCCGGTCGCTCTTCGAGTACGCCGACGACGCCCAGGGCCTCTACCACATCCCCGCCTGGGGTCGCACCGAGGACGGCAACCGCTTCGCCAACGCCATGGGTGGCGACACCATGGACGACGAGCAGGCCGCCGCTATCGTCGGCATGGACCTCAGCATCTACGACGTCGACTGACACCACCCCCACCTCAGAAAGGAACCCCGAGATGACCCCCGTCACCGTCGCAGCGAGCTACCTCATTCGCCACTTCGGCAACGCCGTTACCATCCAGGACAACCCTGGTGGCAAGGGCCAGGCGGTGGAGGTCCACTGGGCTGGCGGCCTCGCCACTATCCACCCCATCCCGGGTGCGATGTACCGCGTGAACTGCGCCCTCGCCTACGAGGACACCACCCTCCTCAATCTCCCCGGCGTGGTGGAGCGCATGATCGCCACCGCCCTCGCCAACGCCAACTGACCACCCCGTTGCTCGCCCCGAAATGGGGCGGGCACCCCAGAAAGGAACACCCCATGGCCCGCTACAACTGGAACCCCGCCACCGCCTCCGACTACCCCGGCACTGTCCTGGTCGCTACCGCTGACGACGGTGCGGTGATCCGCCTCCATCTGGATGCCTTCGACGACGAGGTCGAGGCAGCCTTCGTGGTCGAGACCAAGCCCGGCCGGTTCGTGACGACGGAGGAGTCGTCTTGCTGGCCGGCGGTGGAGCGCTACATTCCGCGCGAGGAGTGGACGCCTGAGATGTACGGCAGCCTAGACGTCCCGTCCATGCGCCACCCTGACCCGGCGGTGACGGAGGCGATCGACGCCTACCGTCGGGCGATTCTGGACGACTGACCACCCACCTGCCCGGCCCTCATCGCGGGGGCCGGGCCCGACCTGGAAGGAGTAGACAGTGAGTGCCGAGACGAAGCGGGCTTTGGAGGAAGCACTGGCCGCACACCTGGCAGATGAGAAGCCGGGTGACATGCTGGGGTCCTGGCTGGTGCTGGCGCAGGTGGAGTCGATGGACTACGTCGAGCGTGAGGTGGATGCCTATGAGGTGTTCATGAGGGGCAATACTTTCACCATGATAGGCATCTGTGACGCTTGGAAGTATTCGCTTCTGGAGAGTCAGGGAGGACGTCGTGAGCACGAGTGAGCGGCCGAGTCTACTGGAGCTGGATCGTCTGCGTTGTGAGGTGGAGGCGGTTCGTGAGGCGCTGGAGGAGGTTGAGGATCGGCGTCGGGCTGCGGCGGTTGCTGCGGTTCGGGGTGGTGCGTCGAAGGCGTCGGTGGCGCTGGCTGCGGGGGTGACTCGACAGACGTTGGATCGCTGGCTGGGTGTGTGGCAGCGCACATCCTGACGGGTTGACCCCATTGGGTATGCGGGCATACACTTAAGCCATCAGGAACGAAGAAAGGAACCCCAAAATGATCATCCACAAGGCCTTCAACACCATCAAGAACATCGACTACGCCGCCGCCGGCCAGATCAAGATCACCAGCCTCCTGGATGGCGCGATCGCCGTCGGCCCCCGCGGTCAGTACGTCCAGGAGAGCCGCGACCTCGGCCTCATCATCAATGGCGAGGTGGTCGCCGGGCCGGACGATGACCCCACCGACGCTGACTTCCGTGTCGCCGTCGCCGCCCTCCTCGGCTACGTCCCCGAGACCGCCAACTGACCCACCCGCCCGGATGGTCGCAGCGGGGGCTCGACTCCCCCGCCGGGCACGACCCACCCAACACCCCAAGGAGACCCATCATGAACCTATACACCACGCGCAATGAAGCCATCGAGCGTGAGATTCGAGACGTGCTGCGCCCGAGCGAGGACGTCACCGGCCCGATCGATGACGCCTTCGACATTGACGCGATCGCCGACGAGACCATCACCATGTTCATCACCGAGGGTAGGATGGTCACCTACTGCCTCTCTGCCGACATCTACCCGAGCAAGTTCTGGGAGATCGTCGAGCGCCACGCCCGCTGACCGCAACGAGGGAGGCGCCCCACCAAACCGGTGGGGCGCCTTCGTCATGCTCGGATGCTGCTCACTTCATGTCTCCGATGGCGTCTCGGGAGTCGATGAGCATGCCGATCACCTGGCCTATGGCCTCGGTGGCATCGGCGGCCGGTAGGCCGGCTGCGATGCCTGCGATGGCGGTGGCGTGCCCCATCATGGTGATGGTGAGGCTTCTCTTCACGGCTGCCTGGGCGGTTTCCTCGGCGACGGCGGCTAGCGCCGCCTTGGTCATCTCTGGTGTCATGCTGCCTTGTCCTTCCTGCGTGCTGCGGCGGCGAGTAGGTCGCCGACGTGGTATCTGCCTTCGTGGTCGGTGAGGTGGCCCCTGTGTTTCCAGAGTCGGATGGTGGCCGCCCGCGTGGGGTAGCCCGCCTGTGTGAGGAGCCGGGCGCCTTCGTCGGGGGTGACTAGCCAGTCGGCGGCCGCCTCCAGGTGGGACTGGAGGAGCGGCTGCAACTCCCACTGGGTGTCGCAGGCCGGGCACCTGGCCCACGACGCTCCTGGTGGGGCGTAGATGGGCTGGTCGCAGACGCCTCGGTCCCCCAGGTCGGTGAGGCACCGCCCGTAGAACTGCTGGTCCTCGGGGACGTCCACGAGGGCCGTGAGCGCCCGGATGGCGGCCAGGACCTCGGGGATGAGGGTGGTTAGCTCGGGCCGGCCGGGGTGCGCGGACGCGCCCCTGAGCGCGAAGGTGACGCCTCCCCACGTCTGCGGGGTGGTGGCCCCGAGGAGGTCGTGCGCCGTCCACTTCGCCCATTTGAGGAGGGTCCTCTCGTGTGCGCTCGCGGCCTGGATGATGCCGAGCCGCACCGGGGGGCGACTGCATGGGGTGACGCTGCCCCTGCCGCCTTGGCTGCGCCGGAGCCCGGCCTTGGCGGCGTCCAGGGCGTCCATGAGTACCACGATGCCTTGGGTGGCTTCGTCGAGCCGCTGGCAGGCCGTCGCGCTCACGTACCGGTCACCCCGCAGCGGCTCCCCCGTGACGGGGCAGGAGCGTGCCTCGGCGCTCATACGAGGAGCCCCATAGCGACGGGGACGCGGATTTCCCCGCGCCACTCATCCAGTGGTGCCACCATGCTGTCGTCCTGCCCGTCGGCGACCTCACGGCGGATGAGGGCCGGGTTGATGATGTCGGCGAGGTCAGCGATCGGCTCGCAGCCGGAGATGATCTTCCCGTCACGGATCGTGAGGATGATCGCCGCAGGGTGCTGGTCAGTCACGGTCGCCTCCTTCCATGAGGTGGGCGGGGAACTGGATGGGCGTCAGGCTGCCTCCCCCGGCCTGCGCGCGCTGCACGGCCAGCACCTCACTTTCAAGCGTCTGCTTAGCGAGGTCGTGCTGGCTCTGCTCGCAGTCCACGCTGGCAGCGATGGCTCGCATCTCCCTGGCGATGGCCTGGCGGCTCTCCAGCGTCAGGTGCGGGATGAGGATTGAGCGCTCGGACTCGAGGCCGGCGACGGCAGCCAGGATCGCCTGAGCGGCCGTCGACTTCGCCACGTAGTACAGGGCCACCTCGCGAGAGATTTCAATCACGGCTGTCCTCCTTCGTTGAGCTGTTGGCTCGCTCGGCGGCGTAGCGGATGGCGTCGGCGATCTGCTGGACGGCCCGCTCCGCCGTCTCGGCGCGCTCGCGGAGGCCCCTGATCGTGATGAGAGCGAGCCACAGGGCGACACTCAGGCACAGGGGCAGGAGGGCAGTCGCCGCCCACTGGAGCAGTCCGAGCCAGTTCACTTGTCCTCCTCCTCTTCGATGGTCTGGGCGGCCCACTCGAGGGCGTAGGTGGCGACGTCGATGAGGTCATGACGCGGCGAGAAGTTGTCGCACAGGGCGGTAGTCACGTCCCCTACGAGGGTGGAGAGGACGATGAAGCTTCCTGGGTCGGAAAGCACCTTGGTCCTCTCTCGTGCGTCCTCCAGGGAGTCGCGGCGCGGGTTCTCGAGGTTCGCCCAGTCGACGCAGATGCGGGCGACCACGGCGAGCGGGGCGGCCTTATTGGTCGCGACCGCGATTGAGGCGAGGGCGTCGAAGAGAAGGGAGAGTCGGTTCTCGCTCGAGTCTCCCCTTGAGATCATCGGGCCGCCCGCGTCCTTGACCAGGGTGACGGCCCGGTCGAGGGCGCTGGGCTTGTCGGCGGGCAGGCAGGAGAGGATCGGGTCCATGGCGTCTTCGACGTTGCGGAGCCAATTGAGGTTATCTCCGCCGGCACCTCGCCACGCCTCCAGGAGATCGCGGAGCGCGGCGGTGGGGACGGCCGTGACCTCCTCCCACTCGTCGATGCGGTCTCTGATGTTGTCTTTGATGATGCAGCAGTCGGGGCCCCTGTAGTTGGATCCTCCGCCGTACCTGAAGGCGATAACGCCCTCCTTCAGTCTGCCGGAGTCGTAGCCCTTAATGATGCGGATGAGGGGGACTGTGGGCCAGTTGCTCACGGGAAGATCCTTTCGATCATGTTTGTGTCGACGGCGAACTGGTTGGTGGTGGTTTCTCGCCCGCAGGTTAGGCACTCGATGGTGATTTCTGGGGGTTCGGCTAGGGTGATGGGCTGGCCGTCTATATACGTCTCGCGTCGGTATTCTGTGAAGGTGACTTTTGCTTTGAGGCAGTGGTCGCCGCATTGAATCTGACTGGATTGCGTGAGCGTGTTCATGAGTCAGCCTCCGATGATTGCGCGCCAGGTGGCGGTGATGATCCACAGGATGACGCTGATGACGGCGAAGGCGGCGGTGAGGGCGAGGGTGAGGCCGACGGCGTATCCGAGGCGCTGCCAGAATGTGGGGGCGGGTTTCATGGGGTCCTCCTTGGGGTGTTTGGGTTGGGGGTGGTGGCTGGCCCCGGCCCAGCAATGGGGCCAGCCACCTGGTTATTGGGGTGTCAGATCCACGACCTGATCCAGTGCCATGCGGCGATGAGGCCGCGCTTGACTGTTCCCATGGTGTCCTCCTCTCTCGATTAGAAAGGGGGCTCGCCGGGCTGGGCGCCCCCGGTCCCCCACGGGTCCTGGGCCGCCGTGGGGACGTTCCCCGACCCGAAAGCGGCAGGCTGCGGGGGCTGCTGGCCGTGCTGAACGGGCTTCGGGTGCAGCCCCCAGGTGTCCACGGCCAGGTTCAGGGCTGCGGCCGGCTGGCCGTCATTTCCCGCCCAGGCGCGCACGTTCGGGCGGCCGGTGAGGGTGAGAAGCTTCCCCTTCTGGACGTGCTCACAGAAGGTCTCCGCTTGGTCTCCCCACACGCTGGCACGCACCCACACGGTGTCACCGGCGTCGACCCACTGCTGTGCCTGCTGGTCGTATCGGCGGGGCGTGTAGGGGACGCTGACGTTTGCGACGGGTTTCCCGGATGGGGTGAACCGCATTTCGGGGTCGGCGGCCGCATAGCCGGTGACCGTCATTTCAAGTTGGGGCCTTGTGGCCATTCTCTTTTCCTTTCTGGGGAGTGGTCATATTGTCGTGTTTTCGTGCGGAATTGTCGAATCGGGACACGCCGGGGCGAGATATTCCGCGATCAAATCCGCATCGAAATCAATCACCCGAATCGGAATGATCTTGTCGTTACCGGCCGCAAATCTCTCCCAAGGGGTCATGACTCCTCCCCTGGGGTGTAGACGATGGTGTAGGGGGCGAATCCGGGCCTGAGCACCGGAGTGTTCTCGCTGCTCTCGCCAGCGAGGCTCCAGCCATCGGCCCAATCGCGCTGCCAGGCGTCCCCATCACAGTCGATGACGACAGACCCGAATGGCAGGTCGCTGCCGTCGCCCTCCACCGTGCGCGGGGCTGCGGCTTCCTTGAGATCGTCGATTTCCTCTTCGAGGACGGCGATGTGATGGATGAGCGCGTAGATGTCGCCAACCGCATCCCCGCAGCCGCGCTTCTCGTATTCATAGTTCCTCAGCTTGTCGAGGATAGCGGCCTTGTTACTCATCGATCTTCTCCTCCTGCATGCGGGCGATTGTGTCTTTCAGGCTGGCCACTTGCTTCTCAAGGAAGGCGATGTGGTTGATGAGTGCGTGCACATCTTTGATCGCCCCGGCAAAGTAGTCAGCATCTAGGTACTCCTCTAACTTGGTGGCGATTGCATGGTTGTCGCTCATTGGTCTTCTCCTTCGGTCACTAGAACATGGGGCATGTGCGCTTGTGGGATCGGATGTCCATTTCGAGTTCGTGAATGCGAGACTCTGCCTGTCTGAGTTCCCATCGGGCGTTCTCGGCGTCGGCCCTGGCCGCGTTCCGATCCCTGAGCGAGTCGCTGATACTCGGACCACCCAGCCCGGCCGGGTCGCCGATCATCTCCCGCTCCTCGTAGACCTCCAGCTCCGCTATGCGGACCTGCGTCTCCTTCTGCTCCGCTTCGAGTTCGGCGATGTGAGCGAGGAGGAAAGCGACGTCCTTCTGCGCGGTGTCCTTGGGGAATCCACCGGGACCGTACTCACCTCCTCGTGCCCAGTTGTCAACGCGGTTGTTGATCTGCTCCAAGCAGTCCTGGACGCGCTTGTCGTCGGTGCTCATCGGTTTTCTCCGTCCTGGTAGCGGGTGAGCCAGGCGAGGGCGAGAGCCCCGACCTGGGTGACTTCGGCGATGGTGTCGGCCCCGTGGCCGGTGACCTTGGCGTTGTCGTAGGTGAGGCTGGCGGCGACCTCCCCCACCTCCTCGGCGAGGGCGTAGAAGCACGTCTCGTCCGTGTGGCCGTCCGCGTCCAGGGTCATGCCCGGATGCTTGGCCGCCGCCCGCTCATACTCGGCGACGAACGCGGCCGCCGGGTCCTCGACGCCCAGGTGGATCAGCAGCAGGGTCGACTCGGTGACAACGCGAATGAGAGCGCCCTTGGCCTTGCCGTTGATGATCTTGCGGAGGTGCAGCGCCTCGGGGCTGTCGTCGCCGGGGCGGAAGTCGATGCTCCGGTGGATGGCGCGCCCCAGCGCGCCAAGCGATTCGTGCCATACGGTGACGCTCACCAGTGGGGACGTGGTGATCCCCCATTCTCGGACGTCATGCGTGTAGCGCACCGCATCCGCGGTGAACGGGCATGTCATTGGTGTTCCTTCCGGTAGGTGTGGGTGATGAGGAGGATGGTGATGAGGAGGACGGTCATGACGTCTCCCGTGAGTGGTTGGGGCAGACGGTCTGGTCGTCGTCGAGGTCCCAGCCGCGCCGCTCAGCGAGGAGCCTGAGCGCCCGCATCTCGATGAAATCACGGTCTGGGTCCGCGGGGCGCGGTGAGAGGCTGATCTGCTCCGGGCAGCCGGGCCAGTCACAGGACAGCGACACATACGCCTGCCTAACGGGGATGACCTGGATCATCGCGACCTCGCCTCCACGGAGATGCGCCCCAAGCCGAGGAGGGAGACAGTGCAGAGGTAGGAGAGTCCGAGGCCAGCTAGCCACTTCACCCACATCGCGACCGCTAGGGTGCGCACCAGCATGGCGAGGGCAATGAACGCGCCGAGCACGCACACTGCGACGAAGGCAAACAGGCAGAGCGCCAGGAAGTCGCGTGCGCCCATCTCACTGACCCTCGTCCTGGAAGAGGCCGGCCGGGTCGGGGTACTGCTGCGGCTGCTCGACGGCCGGTGTCAGGCGACGGCCGCCACCGTCGACACCCAGGTCGCGCATGAGCCCGTCCACCGTGAACCCCTGAATCGGGAGATGTTGCCCCTGCGCGGCCTTCACCTTCAGCGACCGCAGCCCCGTCAGGTACGTCTCTCCGGGGGCCCGCATCTCCACGGTGCCCGTCACCTCGAACGGCAAGGATTTCTCCGCACGCACCTTCCACGTCTTGTCCGTCGTCGGCCGCCCGTTCGCCATGACCGTCACCTGCTCCAGGCGGGCGGTCACGAGCACAGGGCCGGGGTGCGAGTTGAGGGCGGTCACGAGCTTGCGCCACTGGCGTTTCGCTGTGTTCCATTGGTCGATGGTCATGGAGGTCTTGCCTCGGCGGATGGTGACGGCTTCCTGCTCTCCGATGAGCATGTCCCAGACGTTGGTGATGGAGTCGACGACGATGCAGTTCGGTTTCCCGCCTCGGGTGGGTTCGGCGCTGGCGTCTCGGACGGCCTGGAGGATGGACGCCATGGTGCCGTCGTGCTCGACGATCTCGTACCGTGCGCCCGGCAGGGATCCGTACATGTCGGCGTCGCTCTCGCCGACCTCGATCCAGAACGTGCGGCCGATGAGGTCACTCGCGCTGAACGCTGCGGCGGCGTAGGACTTGCCGGACTTCTCAGCCCCGGCGAGGAGGAGGAACGGCCAGGAGACCTGCCCGGTCGGCTTGCGTGTCCTGAGGGCCATGGTCAGTCCTTGTCTGAGTCGAGGTAGTAGGCGGGGGCGGAGATTTGGTGGACTTCGGCGGGAATACCAGGCCAGTCCCCCGATTCGAGGCAGTCCCGGTACAGGCGCAGCGCCTTCTCCACCTTCGTCTTCCCGAGGTCGTCGAAGCTCCAATCCATCTCGCAGACGCTCACGAGGTATGGGGGGCGCTTGGAGACGACGACGTGGAGGAAGCGGGCGTCCTCGCTGGTGAGGTCACGCCAGATGCGCCGGTACCAGGCGCGCTGCACGTCGTACCCGTAGCGGGCTGCCGCCCTCGTGAAGGCATCGGGCTGGGCGTCGTCCGTGGTTTTCAGGTCCACCAAGACGTGCGCGCCGTCCCCGCCGGCGGGGGGCATGACCCAGTCCAGGCGGCCGCGCATCCACACACCGGTTCCGGGGTCCTCGTTGAAGACGCTGACCTCCGGGTCTCCGTCGGCGAAGATGCGACGGCACAGGAGGTGGTCGGTGACGGCGGCTGCGCAGTCGTGGACGGCGTCGTAGACGTCCGCCTTCAACGGGATCCCGCCCTCGTCGCGGACGGCCTCAGCCCACTCGCGGGCCGCCTTCGTCCCCGTCGAACCGGACGCTGACAACACATCCTCCGGATAGCACTCCAGGTGCGCGCCCACACCGAGCACGAGCGAGTGGACGGCGCTCCCGAAGTCGAACTCCGGGCGGGGCGCTCGCGGCGAGTTCAGGTAGTGGTGGAGGGTCGCGGGGGCGTCCAGGATCATCTTGGCTTCGGTGGATGACAGGGAGCGGTGTGGGGTCGGGTCGGAGTGGTACCACTGCTCGTCGAGGCCGTGATAGATGCCGGGCTTGTCGATGATGAGGCTCATAGCGGGTAGCTCCTTGTTCGGGATGGCATGGGTGCGGGTTCGATGCAGGGGTGGCCGGCGGCGGCCAGTTCGGCGACGGTGGGGTTACCGCCGCGCCTCTTAGGCTTGACGCGCACGCAGTCGCCCCGGCGGATCTCAGCGCGCCAGGCGGCATCTCGGCACGCCTGACAGAGACCCCGCCCCGAGTGAGCGGTGGTGCCAGGAAATTCTGCGATCGTCGTCCCTGAGACCCGCATGCGGCGACCGCACTCCCGGCAGTACTGCGGGACACTCCAGTCCAGCGTGACTCTCACCGGAGGTACCTCCCGTCCCTGACCATGTCCGCGGACGTGAGGACGTCGGTGACTGCGCCGTCGAGGGCGGCGAGGGGGCCGTTCAGGGCAGCCTCGGCGAGGTCGTGGAGCACGCGGTCCTCGACGGCGGCGAGGTCGATCCACTTGCGGATCTGGTCGCCCCTGGTCTGCCTGACGAGTCGGGACGTGACGCCCCGGTAGTGGCCCTCGGGGGTGCGGAGGAGCACCTGCCCGACGATCGGCTTGGCGGTCATGTCCCCGGGCAGGCCGGTAGCGTACCGCTCGCCGTCGACGACGAGGATCATCGGGCTGGTGGGCCACGGTGCGGGCGGCTCGGGGGCGGCCTCCAGGAGGATCACCTCGGGGCAGTAGGCGATGGCCTCGACGCTATCGGTGGTGGCCTTCTCGGTGTGCCAGGTGCCGTGCGTGTCCTTGTAGGCGACGATGTCGCCGGGCTTCGGCTGGTAGCGGTCGCTCACTGGTCGCCTCTCTCGGTGCTGATGCGGAGGAGGCAGTGCTCGCGGCGGATGAGGCCGGTCTGGAGGGAGCCGACGTGGTCCCATCCGTCGCGCCGGAGCTTGCGGACCTGGCGGCGGCCGATGGGGCCCCAGGTGGCGACCCATCGGACGTCGTAGAGGCGGAGGCGGCGCACCTGCTGCGCGTCCTCGCGGCTGTAGGTGATCGGGTCCATGGCGTTGGGGTACATGGGGTTTCCTTTCTGGGGAGAGGGCAGGGTTAGAGGCCGTTGGTGAGTGCGTCGGCGTCGACGCGGAGGAGTGCGGAGAGGGATTCAAGGAGCCTGACCCGATGCTGGGCGTGCTGGCCGAGGGCGCCCCAAGGGAGGTTGGCGTCGATCCGGCCGGCCCCGCGGCGTTGCCGGTCCCGCTCGTCGAGGGCTGCGGTCTCACTGTCCTGGTAGTCGGCGCAGGCGCACAGGAACTCCGCGGCGTCGGTGACGTCGACGCCGTCGCCGCCCACGTGGTCGAGGCGGGTCATAGGGCGGCCACCCATGCGAGGTAGACGGCGGACTTGGCTGTGAGGTAGGAGGACGGCATGGTGGTGTCCTCGCTGGGGGTAGCCCAGACTCCACCGTCCTCGTCATCGATGCGAGTCCAGGCTCGGCCGTACTCGTCGCGGACGACGGTGCCGTTTGGGAGGGCTCGAAGGTCGTCGGTGTACAGGCGGGCGAAGACTCCATCTGAGGCGGTGACGGCGCGGAGGATGGACTGGAGTTGGGTGATCTGGTCGGCGTCGACCTCCTGCTGGCAGAGGTCGGCGTTCAGGCTGGTGGCTTCGTGGACGGCGTCCTTCCACCACTTCTCGAACTTGTCGCGCTCTGCCGTGAGCGCGTCGATGGTGTCGCGCTGGTCGCGGACGGTTTGGGCGAGGGCCTGCTCACTGAGGCTGGGCTCCGCGGCCTCGGTGGCCTTGCGCTGGTCGGCGGCGAGCATGAGGAGGCTGATCGCTCCGATGGGGTCACTGCCGCTGCGGTCGAGGAGGTCGCGGGCGCGGTTGCCGTAGGTGGTGACGGCATCGTCGTAGACCTCCTTGACGGTGGCCATGTCGCTGGCTGGCCACTGGATGCCTTCAACGTTGAAGCGCTTGGGGTGAAGGTTGACCTTCATTTTTCATGGTCCTTTGTTCTGGGGATTGGGTGGGTTGGGTTGGGGTGCCCGTGTTGCCCACGTGGACAACATTAGGTGCCCAAATGGGCACCGTCAAGGCGAAGGGGTGGTCGTTACTCGTTCGTTATGGAGGGGTGATTGACGGGCTGACTGCACAACGCGTTAACGCGCGTGAATCCGACTTGAAAACACGCAACCCCCACCGGGGTGCAGTAGAGACCCGCTAGGCCGCTCTAGGGGCTTTACGCGTCCGATTTGGGGCACTTCCGGCCCCACCGTCACCCCCAGGGTGCGACGAGCGCGCCAGGCGGGCGATCACCTCACGCGCCCGCGCAGCCCCATCACCCGACGGCTCAGGCGACGGTGCGGCCGTCAACTCCGCCACTGGGCGGGCCGCTGGAAGCGCGTCAGCCCACGGCACACGCCCCACGCCCAGGGCGTGATCCATCCGAGCCAGCACCTCCGGCAGCGGCGTCGCCGGCTCCAACTCAGCCACCTGAACCGCCTGCGCCAGCGCCGCACGCCCGTGCCGGTCCGCCTCGACGTCGTCAACGCCGTTGCCGATCGCCCGCAGGAACCCCCGCAGGTACGCCGACTGCTCGAAGCCGCTGCGGCCCTCCGTTGGCAGGCTGTGGCGCTCGCGCCAGGCCCGGATCCGCTCGCCCCGGACCGCCTTCGCGGCCCGGTTCACGTGCTGCGGCTTCGCTGCCCCGTAGGTCTCGACGTCGCCGGACGCCACGCGACGCACTGCCTCGGCAAGTACCTCGTCGGTCATGTCCTGGTCCAGGAGCGTCATCCAGGCGCGGATGCGCCGCTTGCCGCCCTCGGCGTCGACGATGCCGGGAAGCATCCCAGCATCCACGAGGATGCCGATCGCCAGACTCACGCCAGTAGCGGTTGCCATCACAGGCCCTCCTTCGCGAACTGCTCGGCCAGGTCGTAGAACACCTGCCCGCCCTGTGGTTGCCCCTGGGGGCGTTGGGCTTGGAGGCGGAGGGTGTCGAACTTCTGGCGGAGCTTGGGCAGGCTGAGGACGTTTGCGCGCCAGAAGTCGTTGCCCTCCACCCAGTCGATGATGCGGGTGATCTCCTCGACGGTGCGGCCGTCGCGGTCGATCATGAGGCGGGCCTGCGTGCGCCAGGCGGCGGTGACGCGGGGTGCGCGGCCGGTGCGACGCTGGACGCTCACGGCCATGGCGTCGCATACGGCATCGACGTCGGGACGGGGGTCTTCGACGGCGCGAAGATCGGCGTCGCCGATCGCCTCACTGTTCCCCTGTTCCCCTGTTCCCCTGTTCCCCTGTTCCCCTGTTCCAGGCGCGAGGGTGTCGCGAGGTGTCGCGACGTCGTCGCGAAGGTTCGCGACACTTTCGCGATTGGCGTCGTTTTGCGGGAAAGTGCCATTCTCCTCTTCGGTGGGTTCGGGGATGCGTGACGCCTTCGGTTTATCTACCCGCTGGTGCTTTCCCCACCCCGTCACTAGGAAATAGGTCCTAGACGCGACGGTGTAGCGGAGGATCAAATTTGCTTCGGAAAGCCTCGCGAGACCGTCGCGAACCTTCGCGACAGTGTCGTGAGGATTCGCGACCATGTCGTGAGGGAATAGGGCGGCCACGATCAACGCGACGTCATCCCGCCCCCGACCATGGTCATCCACGTAGGACCAGAGCCCAATGAACAGCAGCCGATCGGCGTCCGACAGGGCCGCGACGTCCGGGCTCGACCAGAACTCCGGCTTGATACTCCGAATCCGCATCATTTCCTCCTGGTATTAAATACGGGACTGGTTTGCATGCGCCAGGTGAAGGCCGCCCACGCTTCGTCGTCCCACGACCGAGCGGGGTCAGCGTCAGCCTCGGCGGCCTTCGTGGCCTCGTCGGAGAGGGCTCGCAAGCGCCACTCCCAGCCGTCAGGTGTCCCGTCGTCGCAGAACAGGCCGTAGGGGGTGTAGTAGCAGCCGTCCATGGCCTCGTGCGCCCACTCGTGGAAGTCGTCGGGGTAGTAGTCGTCGCCGTAGGGGCCTCTCCATCTCATGACGTGGCTGGCTGCGGTCTCGCATGGCTGGCACTCCCGCCAGTCCCAGATCGTCCCGCCGTCGACGAGCGTCAACCGGCTGTATCGCTCGCCCTTGGGGATGCGGCGGCCACAGTCATCGCACCGGACGCGACCACGAGACCGCGGGGACCTCTCGCGAATGATCTCGCTCATTCTGCGTCCTCCTGAATCTTCCGCTCCTCGGCCTTCAGCCACTCGGCGCAGTCGTAGGTGGCTGACAGTCCCTCCTCATCGACACGGGAGACGTAGACGAGTACGCCAGGCTTATAGTCGTCGGCGTAGTACTTGGAGGTGTGCCATGTCACGATCCTGCTGTCGTCCTTGAGGACGCCGTCCTGCTTGTAGGGGGCGAGGGCGTCTCCGACGGCGCGCTGAAGTTTGTCCAGGTCTGGCTTCGTGTACGGCCACTGCCGGGACTTAGGGACGCTCTTGGGGCGGGGCAGGAGAAAGGCGGCGGTGACGGCTACGGGGCCGTCATGCCTGGGCTCCCAACCCGCCTTGCGTGCGGCGGCCTCGGCGGCGTGCGCGACCTTGATGCGCCAGGCGTCGAGTTCGCGGCCGCGGTCGTGGGTGACGACCACCCGCTGACCCGACGTGAACGCGCGCGTGCTGCCTTCGGTGATCGGCTCACCGGGGACGAAGAAAGAGAATGAATCCATCGGTAGTTCCTTTGTGTTATCGGCCTTGCTGTTTGCGGCACCAGGCCCGGAGCCCGCCATAGGGCTCGGCTGCCCGCTTGCAGGCGTCGCAGGTGACCTCGTCGTAGCGCATGGCGTAGACACGGCCGCGGTCGTGTGGCTGGTCTAGGAGGGCGAGGAGATCGGCCCCGCAGGCCAGGCCCATGGTCGGCATGAGCGCATGGACCACGGCCGGCGGGGCAGGCTCCAGGAGGTCGAGGAGGCTGGCCTGCGTCATGGCAGGTCGAAGAGGGGGATGGTCCCCATGGTGGGGTCCTCGACGTCGGTGGCGGGCTGGTGGGTGGCGAGGCAGGCCGGGCAGACGAGCGGGTCGGTGAGGTCGGCGGACTCGACCACGGTGCAGTGGTCTCTGAGGAACGGCATGCCGGCCATCTTGGTCTCGTGGTCGCAGAGGCGGGTGAGCATGAACCAGGTGCCGCCCTGGTAGCGAGTAACCTCCCCGACGTCGACCAGGTGGCGGCGAATCCGCCCCGGCAGGAGGACACGGGTCATGACTCCTCCTGCCAGAGGCCGCGCTCGGCCGCCAGCGCCGCGCAGATGGCCTCGAAGGTTAGGCGGACCAGCGTGTCGAACTGGACGTGAGTGCCCTCGTCCTCGCCGAGCTGGTTGATGACGCACGGGGCGGCGGGCCAGAACACGGCGACCCTGCCGAGAGCCCCGATGAGTGACTGAACGCGATCACAGGGGGCGACCCCCATGTCCAGCCACTCCTCCTCGCTCTCCTCGAACCAGAACTTGGCACGGGCCGTGATCCAGTCGAGGAGGTCGTGACGGTCGGGGGCAGACTCGCATTCGTTGAGGGCCTGGAGGCAGTGCGCGGCGACGATGAGAGACTGCATCTTGGCTCGCACGCCCGTCTGGGTTAACGCCGCGCCGGTGAGTGTGCGGTGGGCGCATTCCACCCAGTCGCGGGAGAGAGCGGCGATGTCCTCAGTGATGCCCGCCAGTATCAAAACTGGCGGCTCCGGGGAGGCAGGCCGGTGAAATCTCCCGGCGCGCTGGATTCGATTCGCCCGCTTGAGCATGGCCTCGAAGTCGTGGCGGCGCTGTTCCATGGTGAGGGTGTTCATGCGGCGGCCATCCCCTGCTTGGTGAGGGTGAGGAGGCGGGCCTTGCGGCCGGAGGGGGTGGTCGCGTACTCGCCGGTCTCCTCGATGAGGCCCTTGTCTTGAAGTTCGCGCACGGCGGTGCGGGCGCGGGAGGGGGAGAGGGAGCCTGCGGTGGAGGCGACGACGGAGGCGAGTGTGAACGGGCCGGGGCGGGTGAAGTCGCGGAGGACCATGAGAACGAAGTCCTGCGAGGTGGTGGCGTCCGTGATGGAGTCGGCGGCCCACTGGCTGGTGGCGGGGTCGTTGGCGCGGACTGAGCCGCGCTCGCGGGGGTGGATGGTGGATGGGGTGGTCATGCTGCGGTCGCTTCCTGGTCGTTGTGGGTGGGGTGCGGGGGCTGTTGGAGCTGGCGGGCTTCCTGGTCGCTCGCGTAGCGGGCACGGAGGGAGAGCGTCATGATTGGCTTGGCTCCGTGCTGGATTGATGCCCTGGGCTCGGAGAGGAGGACCATGCCGAGCGTGCGCAGGAGGTCCATGAGGTCAGCGGTGGCTTCGCCGCGTTGGTGGGCTACGGGGATGTTGGGGAGCATGGGCCATAGGTAGTGGTACTCGCCGCCGCCGCTGGTGACGAGTTTGGAGATTGGGGAGCGGGGCATGAGGTAGGTCCTTTCAGGCTTCGGGGCGGCTGCGCATCCAGTCCTCCAGGTCGGAGGCGAGGATGACGTAGCGGCTGCCGGCGAGGCGGGCGGGGAGGTGGAGGTCGGGGTCGGTTGCTTTGATGGCGCGGCGGAGGAAGTCGACGGAGAGGCCCGTCAACTCGCTCGCGCGCTGGAGGTTGTAGGCGATGGCGACGCTCATCAGTGGTTCTCTTTCTCGGTGCGGATGGTGTGGGCTGCGAGTACTGCGGTGAGGGTGATGGCGAGGAGGAGGACGCCCGTGTGGTGGCCGAGCATGGCGGCGAGGGCACCCTCGGCGAGGATGGCGGCGGCAGCGGCGGCTCCGAGGACGTAGGTGGTCATGCGGCTACCGCCTCGGCACCGAGGTAGCGGCGGCTGGTGATGATCCAGCGGCCCACCCTGCGGCTCGCGGACTCGTAGACGCGCCCGCTCGAGGTGTAGACGGTCGACGTCTCGAGGCCGAGGAGGTCGAAAAGAGCCCTGGCTCCGCCGTCGTAGGGGATGAGGTCGATGGTGAAGCGGCCTTCGGTGTGGGCGAAGACGTCGACGGTGCGGATGTCGATGCAGTTCCTCTCGGCCTCTTCGATGAGGGCGTTCACGAGGGGGGATGCCTCTGAGAGGGGGCGCTGGGTAGTGGGGTGGCACATGGGGGTTTCCTTGGGGGTTAGGCGGCTTCTGCCTGGGTGATGAGGTGGGTTGGGGTGGTTCCGAGGGCGGCGGCGATGCGGCTGATTTCGTCGAGTTGGAGGCCGCGGCCGGTTCGGAGCCTGCGCTGGAGGGTGGAGCGGGGGATGTCGGCGTCTCGGCTGAGCTGGAGGAGGCTGGTGTCGGTGGCCTCCATCTGGTGGGTGATCGCCCGGATGATGGGCGGTGGGTTGTTGTCCATGTGGGCAACTGTAGGTGCCCATTTGGGCACCTGGCAAGTGCCTGGGAATCCCCTCAGAACTTCGTTACCAATCCGTCATCTTGTTGCCCAATGTGGCACACTCGAAGCATGAGCACACGAGCTACGAACCCAGAGATCGGCCTCAATGCCGCGGCGGCCGCCGAACTTCGCGCGCTCCGTGAGGAGAAGCGCATGACCGTACGTGGACTCGCTGCCGCCTCAGGCGTCCCCCTACGCACCCTCATGCGCCTCCTGGCGGGCGAGCGCCCCATCACCTTTGAGCCGCTGTGCGCGCTCGCTGACGCCCTTGGGGTCAGTGTCTCCACGATCATCTCGCGCGCTGAGGAGCGGCTGGCGATGGAGCAGCGCGTCCTCCAGTTCTCCTGCTGACCGCAGCGGAGTAGGCATAGGAGAACCCCCCCCCCCCCCCCCCCCGGGGGGGGGGGGGGTGGGGGGGGGGGCAACGAACCACAAGGTTCGTCAGATACTCAAATGCCTGTATCATTCATATTATTGATATTATTGTTCGAATTGTATTATTTTCAATAATAATAAATAACCCTAAACCAATATAAATAACAGCCATTATCCAACGACTAAACTTCTCTACAATTTCACCAACACCTGAAATATTAGCCAATCTTTGTGCTGTATATACTAAAACAAAAATCAATATTAAAAATACAAGAAGAGTAACTAATAAGTCGACAAGATCTAAAGTCACAAAGTAAGGAACAAAAAGTCCAATATTATCTGCACCACAACTAGCAACTGTAACCAAAGCAACAATACCGACTAATTTTGACAACCCTTTTTCATCCAATTCTTTTTTAGCTCTTTTTTCGCCCTCACAATCGTCGTAAATAGCAACTTTAATACCTAAGTAAATCGGTATTAAACCTAATAAACCCAACACCCATTTTTCCGGAACATAATTCAAAACAAAAGCTAGAAATAAACTAACTAATATTAAAATTACAGAACCTAAATATTGTCCGATATAAATATCTCGATATTCTTTTCTAGTATTTGCTCTAGCAAAAAATATTAATAGTATTACCAACAAATCTACTGCTGTAGCAATATATAAAACAGCAGCAGTAATCACAGTCGAAAACATAAAGCACCTCATAATGAATCCCCTGCCCCCTTGGCACCACGGCTTTTTCAAAAACCGAATCGCGTTCGGATAACAGATTCGTATCTTTCGCTAAAGAGGCAAGCGTGCGGCTTGCTTGCCCTCTCCCTAGCCCTCTCCCACGGGGAGAGGGAATCGGATGACTGAAATTCAACTATTGTTGTGATTCCCTGCAATTTGTTCTCTTTCCCACGGAGAGAGGGTAAAGTCCGACCATTGCTGTGATTCTCTGCCATTTGTTCCCTCTCTCCGTGGGAGAGGGTTAGGGAGAGGGCAAAAACAGTCAAACCCACCTGACACTCCCCGCCCGGTACGACGGAAAGTCGTAGCGTGGGCGGCGGCCACGGAAACAGGGAACCCCCAACCCCTGTTCGCCACCTT